CCACCAGCGCCGGCCTGAACTCTTCGATTGCGTCGATGACGCGCCCCACCACCTCCATGGTGTCGTCGCCCCGGTAGCGCCGGATCGCAATGATGTCCCGGCCCTGCCTTACCGCGATGACCGTCGCGTCCGCCCCGAACCGCGCCGGGTCCACGCCCACGATGACCGGCGCAGATGGATCCTTTGACGGCGTTCTCGCCATGGCTTCTTCAGCGAGCATGGTTCCGATGAACTGATCGTCTGAGGCGTTGGGGAACTCTCCGTAGACCTCGACGTGGGCGGCGCTGCTGTCAGGGCCGTATTCGTCGATAATCTGCTGATAAACGGCCTTGTCAGTTCCCTCCACGCTTCGGGCGTCAACAGTCTTTGTTCGCCAGAACTCTCGCTTGGAGTTGAAGCACTCGTAGAAATATCCTGAGTTACGGCGGGGGTTGCTGAAAGCAAGCCAGAACCTGTTAGGAGTATTTTCAGTAAAGAAGCCCGCCGCCACTGACCAGATCGCGTCATCGATACCACTCGCCTCATCGAACACGAGCATGACGCCCGCGAAGTTATGCACGCCCGCGTAGGCGTCCGGGTTCTCTGCCGACCACAGCCGCCCCTCGACGCCCCAGTAGCGCGTGCCCAGCTTCAGATCGCGCTCCACGAGTTCTGCGATCCATTTGGCCGGCAGCACACGGGTGGCGCTGACCTCGAACCAGTGGCTGTGCAGAGACATGCTCAGCCATTTGGTGATCTCGGCCCATGTGACGCTGCGGAGCTGCGCCTCCGAGTTGGCCGACACAATGGTCGTCGACCCTATCCGGGTCGTCAGCATCCAGATCACCAGCCAGCTAACGAGCGCCGACTTACCAATACCGCGCCCTGAACTGGTAGCCATCCTGAAAGTCTGGAAATCTACGCGGCCGCCGTTAGCCTTGATGTGGTCCCTTAGCTCGACCAGCACCTCGCGCTGCCATTTGCGCGGGCCGCTGTGGCCCTCCAGAGGCGTGCCGGGCTTACCCCAGGGGAAGGCCAGCCTCACGAACGTCAGCGGGTCGTCCTTCACCTGCGACGCCCATAGCGTCGCCATCAGCTTCTGCTCGTCCGTCGCCGAGAAGATCGGGGTTTGCATCTATGATAAGCCCTTCGATGACGCGCTGCTTGGCCTCTTCCAGCGCCGCCGTAATAGATATGGTCTGGTTGACCTCGACCTGCACGGACTGCGGCGCGGTCCACTTATGCGCGAACTTCAGCATGTCCATCGCCGCTTTGGTGTCGCCGGACCGGGCCGCCTTCATCATTACGTCAGCCAGCTCAGCCTCTCCGTCAGCGCGCCCCTTCGTCTCGGCATACTCCGCTATCGGGTCCAGTTGCACGAGCGCCCGATACTCGTGCGGCGTCAGCCCGGCCGCCAACGCCATGGAGTCGCCGCGCAGGCCTTTCTTCGCCGCCTCGTAGATGCGCTCCAGCACAGCTTCTGTCGCGGAGATCTTGCGCGGCTCGTATGGGAGTGAATGAAACATGGTTTGTTATAGCATGAATTTTTAGAAAATAAAAATTGTTTACATTACAGCCATAAAAATAAAAAATTTCGTGCAGTCCCTGCGTATTTCTTAAAGGAGATCCCAAGGCCCAGCCCCCCCCTCCCGTTTACAGTCAGCCCAATGTCAACGCTCAAGTCATAGCGTTTATGTAAACATATGTCAACGCTTAAGTCATAGCGTTTATGTAAACAAACATAAGCCGAACCATTTATGCTATTTAGGCGGTTTGGTTTTAGGTCGGGTTGAAATTTCTGCGCGGGGGCAAGAGACGCGCGCCCAGGCGACCGGTGCATTAGTCTACCGATTTGGTGGTTTATGCTATTATGCTATTTAGGCGAGTATGTTTAAGTTGCGCTAAACTTTTACTGTATGTAAACCTATATGTATACTTACTATCTTGAATCTTTTTTTTTTTATTTTTAACCTAAACAACCTAACGCCCGGGTATCGCTCACGTTTCCTTCGCCTAATTTACAGCTAGACACTATCTCAAACCCCAAAAACCGCCAATCAAAACCGCCTAATCAAAAATCTTGTTGCAGTCGTCGCGAATCGGTGTATAATGTAAGCATCAGACACAAGGGGAGACAACATGCCCACCATGCTTGACGCAATCCAGACTTTCGCCGCCTGTTTCGCAATCGCTGGCGCTATCGTCGCCGCGCTATCATAACAAAGGAACATGCCATGAAATATACCGTAACCATCTCTGAATTCGTCGACGCGCCGGACGCCGAAGAACAGGCGCGCGCGACTTGGCACTATTTCGACAATCTAACCTTGTCGCAGGCATGGCGAATTGTAGAACGCCATGCGAGGCGCGGGTTCAATCGCTATGGCGGTGAAATCGCCCGCCAGAACTGGGGCGCGCGTGGTGGCGCGTTTCCGCATAACTATCGCGCCGCGACAATCCGTCTCGACACCTTCTAATCGGAGTAACTACAATGGAACTGAACCTTAAACTTGTAAAAGCCGCCGCCCTTGTCGCCAGCAAGGAAGAAACCCGCTACTACCTGAAAGGTGTAGTTGTCCAGGCGGGACCGCGCGGCGCGTATATCGTCGCGACCGACGGCCACCGGGCGCTCGCGTTCCGGCAAACGGGCGATGATCTACCCGAGGTTAACATCATCATCCCGGCCGATATCATTGCCGGGATCAAATTGAATAAATACGATGAACGCGCCGAACTGACGCAAGAGAGCGAAAACCGCTGGCGAATCGACTATTGCGGAACAAGCGTTGTCTTTTCGCCGATTGATGGGACGTTTCCCGATTGGCGACGCATTGTCCCGAAAGAGACAAGCGGCGAGCTGGCGCAATTCGACCCGGCATATATTGGCGATTTTGCCAAGGTCGCAAAGGCGCTCGGCGCTAACGCAAAAGCGGGCGTCAAAATCGCCCATAATGGCCAAGGGCCAGCGCTTGTCACGTTCGGCGACGATATTGACGGGTTCGGCGTTCTAATGCCGACTCGCGCTAACTATGGCTCAACAGTATGGCAAACCGCTCCGGACTGGGCCTAACATCCATAAGCGCGGGCCAAAAACCCGCGCTATCATCTCAAATTAACAGGGGAAGAGACAATGGAATATAACGGATGGACCAACTACGCGACATGGCGCGTCAACCTCGAAATGTTCGACGGTATGCGCCGGGAGGACATTTGCGAGTCGGACGACCTCGCCACCATCGCCGCCGCCTGCAAGGAACTGGCAGAAGGCGCTATCGAAGAAACGTCGGACGGACTGGCGCGGGACTATGCGCTCGCGTTCATGGCCGCTGTTAACTGGCGCGAGATAGCGGCTCATTTCGGTGAGTGAATCTATCCCGTTAACGATCACGCGCCTGAGGCGCGAGATACAAAACGCCCTTTGGGACGACGACGCCGACCGCGCCGCCGCCCTGTCACGCGAGCTCGCGCGGCTCGAAATGCTGCAATCATATGGGGAGACATGGGACCATGATTATTAAAGATACGCTGTTACATGCGGTAACAGAATATGACCGGAAACAATCGACCCGGCGCGGATACAACCATTATGCCCTTGCGCAATATATGGCGCGCGTTGACGATGTAATGGCTGACATAGAAGCCGGCGCGAATCCATTTGAGGCTATAAATGCCGGATTCTGCGGCCCTCTGTTAGCGCACGTATCGAAAACGGTCGCAAAGCGCCACCCTGACATTGCGCCCGCCTCGCAACCTAAGATTGAAGGCGCCTGGACTTATACTCCGGTGAGGGCGCGATGAAAATTGACACCGACACGGAAGCGGCGGAAGCGCTTATTGCGCTTCTGCGCACGATAGAACGCACGCCAGCGCTCGAACGCGCGTTTATAGACCTAGAGGACGCCTATGAGCGCGAGGCGGAAGAATACTGGCTAGAGAAATGGTCTGGAAACTAGCATCGTTCCGGCCCGTCAGGGCCGCGACTGACACCGAAGCCGCCCGAATATTCGCGCAACGTCTCGCACGCCGCCTGTATGGCGCGCGGGGCCGCGTGCGACTGGTGCAACATGCCGGCGGGCACCCGCACGGCTTTGACGTTTACGTTTCCGGCGCACGCGCCGGCACTCACGCTTATCTGGAGCTTGGAAAATGAAAACCTTTGACTACGAACTTGATGAATTCATGCCGCTGCCCGGACAGGCGCTTTACGTGTACGGCAACGCAACGATCCAATACGAATGGGTGGCGGGGGACCGTAGCGTAGGCGCCCGGCCCGGCATAGCGCTTGTGCGCGTGACGGAAATAGAAATCGACTCGCAAGACTGTGACGGCGAGTTCATGCGCCTGCCACCCGGCCCGCTGTTCGACCTTATAGCCAAGGCTTTGCTTAACAGCGACCATGTCGCCGACGCGGCGCGAGAGCATCTCGACAACGACCAGTGGAGCTTGTTTTAACATGGGCCGCATGAACGAAATCTGGCAAGAGCTACAACCCTACCGGGAAGGCCTAAAAGCCCTCTCTACGGACGCCTTAAGGGCCATGTTGAGCATGGAAACGGATGCGTTCCGCAAACAGCTAATCGAAACAGAAATAGAGCGCCGCGCGCGTCTT